GAGAACAGCTTCCGGAATTATTACTTTAAGAAAGGATATACCACCCTCTACAACAGGTAAGGTGGTATTGATCGGCCCTAAAATAACAGAAGATATAAAGGAAGGAGATTCTGTAAAGTATGGACAACACTCCGGCGTACCTCTTAATTGGGAAGGAAAAGATTATTTAATTATGAGAGATACAGAAATAATTTGTGTATTATAAAAAATAGTATTATCTTTACAACATGAAATTATCTCTATCCTTTAGTTGTTTATGGTATCTCCCACAAGGGGACCTGAGACTCTATTGATAGAACTACATAGTTTTTATTTTAAGATCCCAGGTGCAGCCCGTCCGCCTGGGATTTTTTATTGGAGCCTAAGCTAACCTGGTGAAAGCACCGGACTGAAAATCCGGGGAGCTTGGATCGTAACCAAGAGGTTCCACAGAATGGGTTCTTATACCGTAGTTGGCAGCGGGCCAGATTGTAGATCTGGTGTATTTATACTCGGGTGGTTCGACTCCATCAGGGCCCACATAAGGAAGGCATCCGGCAGGATGAGGAGCTAGTCTTGAAAACTAGTAACAGGTTACACTGTTTGGGGTTCGAGTCCCTGGTCTTCCACTTACATCTCTAGCTCAATTGGCAGAGCGGCGGTCTCCAAAACCGTAGGTTGTTGGTTCGATTCCAGCGAGATGTGCACAAGGTCCTGTGTCCGAGTAGTTTGGTATTGCTCTGCAAAAGCAATCACACTGGTGCAAATCCAGTCAGGACCTCATAGAAGATAAACCTACCTGGGTAGGAGCAGCCTGCTAAGCTGTCTGATGGTAATACATTCTGGATCAGGGCCAGTGTCTTCTGCAAATACCGGTCTGGTGAAAATGGCTGATACGCACTGGTTTTAGAAACCAGCCCCTTCAATGGGATACGAGTTCGACTCTCGTGACCGGTACATACTCCTGTGGTGAAACAGGCAGACGCACCAGACTTAAAATCTGACGGTCATTATGATCATGCCGGTTCGAGCCCGGCCAGGAGTACAAACAAAGTTATACACAAGTTGCTGACAGTGGTTTAAACTTGTAATATTTATACATATCTTTGCAGAGATGAAACACATTATAAATATTATGCAAGTGGGCAAAACGGCTGAAAGAGATCCGCGCACCCTTGGAGGTATTTATATAACTTGACGTTCTTTAATCATACATAAGTTAATAAATTGAAACCTCCAGCCGCAATCTGGGGGTTTTTTTTTGTAGTAAAGCGGGATGTAGCGTAGCCCGGTATCGCGCCTGGTTTGGGACCAGGAGGTCACAGGTTCAAATCCTGTCACCCCGACTAGCAGAAAGGCTCTCCAGTGCCGACACTGAAAATGAAATAAAACTGGAGACACGGGGGACAAGCACAAGAGGACGTGCGTTAGCTTTGCAAGCTAGAGGTTATGAGTTCGAGGCTCATGTTCTCCACATGAATGAAGAATTGTATAATTGGTTAGAGAAGATGTTTATGTACTCAAACATTCAGAAGTATAGGAAGTACTTTAAGGAATGGGTGGATAATGTAACAGAAGATCAACTGGTAGGATTCGAGAGAATGATGAAAGCTGATTATGTATACAAGCAGGAATAGCTCATATGGTAGAGCGTCAGCCTTCCAAGCTGAGGGTGGCCGGTTCGAGCCCGGCTTCCTGCTCAAAAGAGCGGAGATAATATCAGTATCTCTACTCCGGAAGATAGAATAGTAGATCAGCGCGTTAGTACCGGCTGATGTATAAGGAGTGGTTAAAGGCCACAGCTCCCGACTAACAGGAGTCAAGTTTGTAAAAGCCTTATACACTACATGGGATCTATCTTCCAAATATTGGCTTGTTAGGGGAGAGGCCGTCCCTGCTGCACTGTCACTGCAGAGATCACGGGTTCAAATCCCGTACAAGCCGCATATTCTTCCTTAGCTCAGCGGTAGAGCAACACACTGTTAATGTGAAGGTCCTAGGTTCAATCCCTAGAGGAAGAGCATATAGACGATTAGCTCAGCCTGGTAGAGCACCCGCCTGATACGCGGTAGGTCATAGGTTCAAATCCTATATTGTCTACACATTGGAGTATAGCTCAGCGGTAGCAGCAGCGGTCTTACATACCGAAGGTCGGGAGTTCAATCCTCTCTACTCCAACTAATAAAGTTTAAATTTGATATGTTTACACTATTGATATATAAGAGGTTTAAGATAAGAAAGTAATTTCTTACTACTCCCTTATAGCTCAATGGCTAGAGCTTCCGGCTTTTAACCGGAAGATCCAAGTTCGATTCTTGGTAGGGGAACAACTCCCTGTAGCTTAACTGGAAGAGCAAGATCCTTCTAAGGTCGAGGTTATAGGTTCGAGTCCTATCAGGGAGACAAATGGATCTTTAGCTCAGTGGTAGAGCAGCGCCCTCATAAGGCGAAGGTCGCTGGTTCAAACCCAGCATGATCCACAAAATAGCGGGATAGACTGGAGATGGTCCCAGCTCACTCTCATAAGGTGAACTACGCGAGTTCGAGTCTCGCTCCCGCTACAACACCAATGCCTGATAAAGGGAGGATATATTACCAGGTCCTCCAGGTGGTTTGTTCCCATCTTCTAGGGGTTAGGATCTCTCCCTTTCACGGAGAAGACACGGGTTCAAATCCCGTTGGGAATACATAAGCCCGGGTAGCTCAGTTGGTAGAGCTCCTGCCTTGTAAGCAGGTGGTCGCAGGTTCGATCCCTGTCCCTGGCTCGTTAACCGTAGCTCAATGGTAGAGCGCTTGCTTGTGGGGCAAGATGTTGTGGGTTCGAGTCCCACCGGTTACCTTTTGTTCTTATAGTGTAACTGGATAACATCTCTGACTACGGATCAGAAGACTAGGGGTTCGACTCCCTTTAAGAACACAATACCCTATCGTCTAACGGCAGGACTACTGTTTTTGGGACAGTCAATTGAGGTTCAAATCCTTGTGGGGTAACAAAAATAAAATTTGTATATTCGTATTTTATTTGTATATTAAGATATGGATGGAGTAAATTTTGACGCACTTGTTGCTCAAGAACGTATAATATTAGCCTCACAAGTAAACCTTGATAGGGACTATTTTATACTTGGCCATTTTGATAATAGAAGAAGAGATTTTAAAGCCACTGATTATCCGCTCTATGCAATTCATGCTAGAGACTTATTGGCTCCGGCCACTAACAACAAGGACAGACAGATCACCTCAGCAAATGCTATTACCTCTACAGTAAGTTCTGTATATGTAGATCTCCCAAGTATGGGATTAATCACTAGTGAGCTAGATCCTATACTTCTTAATGCTACAGGTAATTATCAAATACATTTCTCATGTAATTATTCATTATCTGATAGTGCATCATCAGCTAACTTTATACTAAATATTAATGGCGCAGATGTAATACCAACTGAGACATTAGAAGGGCCTATTAGTATTGGTATATTTAGAACCAATATCATCTGGCAAGTACCGTCCCTATTAGCAGGTGTAGTAATAAAAGTAAAATTCAAAGTCATTCCAGGCAATCCCGGTTCTACTATAAATGTTTATAATAGAGTCTTGATGATAGATGGCGTTAACACAATAACGATAGTATAATATGAATACAGATAATAGTAGAGTAAATCAACTCATAGCAGAAGAAAAAATTGTCACTCTTTCTCAAGTAGATCCTAATAATACATATGTAGAAATAGGTACTTTTAATAAGGACAATAGGAAATTTAGAGGGGATAAAGCTTACACTCCTTTTTTACTTCTTCTTAGTGCTTTTAGTGGAGGACCTCCTGTAGTATTACCAGTTGATAATAAGAAATTTGTTCGTGTAGATTCTACTTTTGGTAATGATTTAACAGCACAAGTATACAATGAGTTCTTACCATTTCAAAGCATCAATGCTGCAATAGCAGCAGCTGTTGCTGGAGATCTTATCGTAGTTGATCCAAGTCCTTTTACCTATTTTGTAGGAGGAGATCCTTTCTTAGGAGGTGCTAAACCATTAAATTTTTACATAATGGGAGGTGCTGATGTTAACTTTGTAGGTTTTCCATCAGCTATATCTTTAATCACTGGAAGTGCTAATATAACAATAGCAGGTGAAGGGACTGTAACATTCTCTAGTGAAGTAATAATTACCGGTACTTACACAGGAAGATTTACTTTATCATGTGCTAATATTAATATTCTTAGTGTATTCAGAATTTTAGGTGTTGCTAATCCTGAAGTGGTTATTACTTGTAATAAATTATCTATGGGATTTGTTGGATTTTTTTATATCCATAATGATGATTCATGGTTTGTTCAAACAGAACCTTCAAGATTCTTTGTCACTGCCAATACTGTACAATCTTCAATTGTATTATTTGTTATTTATCCCGGTACTTGGGAAATAAACCTTAAGATTAAAACATACAGTTCTAACATCTTTATAGGAACAAAGGATATCTGGTGTTATGGTAGTGTAGGAATTGTTATAAATTACATGGTTACTGTTGGAACTAACTTTGTAGTAGGGGAGCTTATCACCTCTACCAATGGAGATTCATATAATGTTAATGCAGTTCTCAGTCCTACTAGTATAAATGTAGTGACTGGTGGGATATATGCTGTGGTAGGTGATATTTTAACCGGTGGTACTAGCGGAACTGTTGCTACAATAACAAGTGTTGTTTATCCTACATACCCTGTAGTTTCAAATATTAATATTGATAAAGCAGTTGGAAATACAACATTCCCTATTTTAGGAGGATACACAAGTTCATTCTTTCAATTCGCATTTGGAACAAAAATCAACCAAACCTATATTACCGGTGATTATACCCATATAGGAATTGGTGGTCCAGTACAACTACCCGCCTTAATAGAAATGGCAGGAACTAGTCAACATACAGTTTTCTTTGACGGTACCGCTCATATTATTAATGGAGCTATGTTATCAGATTTTAATTCAGGTAAAGATTGTATAGTAGAAATTCGCGGAAAAGTATTTGTAGATAATAGTGCTGTAGGATTCCAGGAGTATTTATTTTCAACATATTTTATTAGTCAAGCTAGAGTAAAAATTTATGCAGATACTGTTGCTAATAATCCTAATAATCATATATTACAAATAGGATCTTACAATCCAAGTTCAGTTCCAAATGCTCAAGTGGATGTAATTAATTGTGAATTTGTAAATACTGATGCATCAGGAATTAGTCCATCAGTAATAGCTAAAGGATTTTCGGGTAATATCGGAAATGCCCCATGGGGAAAATTAAGACTTGATGATATGAAAATAGTAACTCTTGGAGCTATATCTATTGAAGGTGCTTTTCCTGGAGAACTAGTAGAGAATTATATTTCTTATGCGAATGTAGCTACATTAAACATGACTAATACTCTTGCAACTGCTCCAACTATTATTGATGCCGGAATAACTTCTATTAATACATAAACTTAAACAATAAGACCATGATAATTAAATTCACCAATATCAAATTGAAACAATCTCCTGCAGGAGAGATAAGTACATCTTTTACTTTAACTGAAGCAGATCCTTCAATAGTACCTTCAACAACACTTGCAGAGGCTATTATTGATAGTTCAACATTCACTAATCATCAGAAGTCAGTTATGAATGAGTTTATAACAATCTTAAAATCTAAACTATAATGGCTATAGGAAATAATACAGAATGGGGTAATAGGAGAGATTACCCATACCAGCTCGCAGTACTCAAACTACTAGATCAAATCAGTAGTTCTATATCTTCATTACCCGGTGTAGACTATGAAACTAGAACTACTATGTATCAGGCTATTGCTCCTGGTCCAGGATATGCTATAGGCGATATCATTGTAAGATATGATATTATAGATGTGGCTACATCAACCCTTAGCGCTACTATTTGGTTCAACCAGACTACTCAGACAGCTATTGCGGCCCCGGCTCCTGCTAATCTTGTGCCAATTGCAGCACCTAGTAGTGTAATGGTTAACAATGGAGCCGGTGGAGCCGCGGTTAATATTCAAGATGGTGGTAACTCTATCACAGTAGATAATGCTAATCTTGATGTAGCTCTTTCTACGCGTGCCTCAGAAGCAACTCTTGCAACCAGAGCTTCTGAAGCTACCTTGGCTACACGCGCTAGTGAAGCTACATTAGCTACAATGTTAACTCTAGCAGGATTCCAAGCTAGGATCAATACCCTTGGTCAGAAAACTATGGCAGCCTCTACTCCGGTAGTTCTTGCTAGTGATCAAAGTGCTATACCGGTTACATTACCTACCGCACCAGCTACTTCGACTAATACTTCGGTAGCAAGAGCAACTACAGTAGGTGGTGTTGTTATCTTAGCGGCTAATGCCTTAAGAAAAGGAGCTACTATTGCTAATGCTTCAGGAGCTATCTTATATCTGAAGTTTGAAGCTATTGGAACAACTAGTTCAACTTCCTTTACAGTAAGACTTACTGCTAATACTTATTATGAAGTACCTTTTGGATACACCGGGGTTATTAGTGGAATATGGGCATCTGCAGGTGCAGGAAATGCTTTAGTATCAGAATTAACTTAATCTTTAGACTATGCCTTTATATAACCCACCATTATCAGAAGATATAACCAATGCCTTAGAAGGAGCCAATGCCCCCACAGCAGCTAATGTTTTTGCTACTATAGCAGATATAGCAGCATCAGGAGGTGGTGGCGGAGAAGTTCTATGGACAGCAGATGTAGTAGACACAAGAAGTGTAGCTGGAGCAATGCTTCCAGTAGTCACTATACCTTATCCAGTGAATCCCGCTGTTGTTAATGGAAAAACTAGAAGAATAGAAATAGTAGCAAACTATAATAAAACAGTTGTTTCTGCGAGTACTACACAATTTCAAATTGTAGCCGGAGGAATAACCATTAATATGAGTGCAGAAACTATTGGTAATCCTGCAAGAACTAATGATACATATTGCATGGAGATTCTCTTAAATTTCAGAGCTGGTAACCAAGCCCACTTATATGTAAATATTATAAGAAGTCAAGGTTCCGGAAATAATCTGGGTCAACTGTATAATAAGACTATTGCTTTAGGAACTTGGGATCAAGGTATTGCTAACACTATAGCTCTTAATTGGCAGATAATAACCAATACAGGTAATACTCATACATTAACCATTCAACAAGTAACAAGCACATTAGTATGACGTTAGATGAATTAAAAGATATCAGATACGCTGAGATTGATATGAATACTCAGGATCTTATCTCAAAAGGTTTTCCTTTTGCCGGACACATGTTTTCTATGAGCATCACTGCTCAGATCAATTGGAGTAACTTCCCTAATCTTCCAGATGCTTTGTTTCCATTAACTATAATTGATATGCTAGAAGGCCCCTATGTATTAGCACTTGCTGACAAGCTGAACTTCTATTATACAGCACTTAATTATAAGAACACTCAACTCCAATCCGGAGGAGTACTTAAGGGTACAATTAAAGCTTGTGCTGATGTAGCTTGTGTAACTGCAGTAGTAGATACCAGATAATGGGATTTTTACTCTTCATAATATCTTTGGTACTAAGAAGAGTTCTTGAACCTTTTATGTATCTCTATGGGTCTATTGTTGCCTTATATAAAGGAGAATGGAGTCAGTATAATCAGGATCTTGCCATCTCTATCGATCAGTATGGTAATGGTCTTTCCCGGTACTTATTTAATCAAGTACTCCTTAAGAAGAATCCTGTTCATAAATTTGGAAACATAGATGAAACCATCTCTAGTGTCATTGGTAAAAATAAAATAGCTGGTACCTTAACATGGTTAGGTAAGATTGTTGATATCATGTTAGAGTTATTAGATCAAAATCATTCTATAAATGCTATAGATAATACAGAAAATTAATAAATTTACACAATGGAACTTAATAATATAGATCATAACATTTCCCCAGAAGGAGGAATGCCTCACTTTAGAACAAGCATCGTACTATATTTATGCTCTTGGATATTTTTTGTATTTCAAACAATCACTGCAGATGTGGTCTGGACATGGAGCTGGAGAGCTCTGTCCGCGATCTCACTAATCCTCATTATTTATATTAACTGGAATAAGGCCCTTGAAATCTTCAAGAGCAAGAAAAAGAAAACATAAATGATGAGGGGTTAAACAATCTGCTTTGTTCACCTTATCTCAAGAGCCCGGTTTATTTACCGGGTTTTTTGTTGCCTATAATTAAATTTGGTAAGTTTAAACTTATATTATATATTTGCTTAACTTTAAAAACCAACATATGTCTAAAAAAACAAAACCTGAGAATTCTGAAAAAGAATTAACTCCTGAGCAACTTAAGAAAATGAGACTAGATATGATCTCATATTACAAGAATCAAAATGAGATTCTAGTCCTTCAATCTGAGTTTGAAAAACATCAAGCGGACATTGCTGAAAACAGGGTACGAGCTTATGGTAATCAAATACGTCTAGCCAGTATGATGCAAGGACCTACTCCTGAAAAAGAAGTAAAGCAAGAACGTAAACTTCAAGGACAAGCTTAATGGTAAAAGCAGATTTTACCTATGAAAAAGTAAAGGCTATAATGCTTAAGAAGGGTTATGCTTTTACGCTAGCTGAAGGTCAGTTAAACATGATAGGTGTACGAAGTAACATCCGTCAAGTAGATAACTGGGATGATTTCTTCTGCCTTCTATGGATAGAGGGTGGTAAGAAAATGATCTGGGTAGATGACAACTTTACCACGGATCCGGGTATTTATTACATGCAAACTAAGTTACTGAATCCCGAGGGCTGTGGTATTCTCGCAGAGGGACAACACAAACATATCTGGAACATAGGCGCGCATGGTACCAATAAGTACGAAGCTTTTATTCAAACCGGTGGAAAAGTGTGTGCTTACCGGGATCGTAACAAGGATAATTATATGGACTTTGATCCTAAAACTATCAAGTGTGATTTCTATGGGTGTAACCAACACCATGGATATGATTCAAGTAAAGTAAATAACAACAGTGCTATGTGTCAGGTTCACAAGTTCAAGAAAGATCTTGCCTATGTACTGGCTTTAGCAAAAAAATCCAAGGCTACTGTCTGGGATTATACCCTACTGAACGAAGTAGATTTTAAATAATCTGTCATTTAAACCAACATGGCAAAAGTAAAAGTTATAGATACAAAGGCCCAGCTAACAAGATCAGAGATGATTAAATTTCAGCTAGTCATGTATTGTCATTTTAAAAAGATGACTTTAAGTGAAGCTGAATTTAATTGTCTTACTCTATTAGGAGGATTAGGAAGATATGAGCTTACAGAATTTTGTACAATAGCGGCTTCTCATAATATTTTTAAAAACACTCAAACAGTTAGGAATTGTTTAGTGAATATGGAGAAGAAAGGCCTTATACTAAAAGAAGGTAAGAGCAAAAAAAAGGTCAGTATACACGCTGATTTAAACCTTCATAGCAACAATAATGTATTATTAAGTTATAGAATTTTTTACATTGAATCCTAAAAAGAGTAAAGAGTTATACAAGGTAACTGCTGATGAGTTAAATATTGAAGAAGATCTAGTGAAAGATCTTGTTGAAATGTATTGGAAGGAGATAAGAAAGTCTATTACTGGTCTTAAACATCATTCCATTTTTGTAGCTGGAATTGGTACCTTTAACGCCAAGCCTTGGAAGTTAACTGAGATCCGGGAAAAGTACGAGACTAGAATCTCTTACAACAACGGAAGTAACTACAGAAAGATAGCTATAAAGACAGATCTTGAAGCTACTGTTGCCAAGATAAAAGTATTAGAAGAACAAATAACTGCTACTAAACTTAAGAAAAAACTAATAAAAGATAAGCGTAATGAAAAAATTAATAACCCAACTCTGGAAGAACAAGGGCCTGATTCTAGAGGGAGTAATGAACTCAATCCTTAAAAAAGGAAGTATTGAGAAGGTTTATAATAAAAGAATGAAGATCTGTAATTTATGTCCCTCTATAACAAAGACCAGTGATGGCTGCGCTGTTGCTGGCACTTATCCGTGTTGTAAAATATGTGGATGTAGTTTAGGATTTAAACTAAGAGCAATGGATGCTAAATGTCCGGATACAATACCTAAATGGCAGGAGGAAAAGATATGAGAAAAATAAGTGATGAAGAGTTAAATCAACTACTAGGTAGTGATGATATGTTCAGTAAAGATACTGATTTAAAGGTATCTTATAAGTCTTTTGAGTTCACCATATTCAAGAGAACTTTTAAGTTTGAGACATTTATAAAACATAGTGAACCCGGTAAGATATTTACTCCAGTAGAACCTTGTGAGACTAATATCAGATTATGTGTGCGAGATACTCCTCCTTATACTGAAGAAGACATAATAAGATATAAAAATAGATTAGAAGAACATGAAAAAATAAGAGAGAGTTTAAAAAAAGAATCACCTATTCCTGGGGTACCTCCTAACTATGATGGCCATTCACATCTTAACAGATTTAACTAATGTCAGTAACATTTAAAGCAGAGAATCATAGCTATCAAAGCTTAGATCCTAACGAGAAGATAAACTGGTTAGGAGTAACTAGCTTTGTAAAGGTTTTTAAACAACCATTTGATCCGGTTGCACAATCTATTAAATCATCTCAGAATAAAAGATCTAAGTGGTATGGTATAGAGCCTAAAAAGATTCAAAATATCTGGGCAAGTGAGGGTGATCGTGGGATGACTAATGGGTCTAAGTTTCATGATCAAAGAGAATCAGATCTTTTATCTTTACAAACTATTCAAAGGATGGGTGTAGCTGTTCCCATTATAAAACCTATTTATAATGGTGGAATAAAAGAAGCTCCTGATCAGAAACTTGTAGAAGGAATTTATCCTGAACATTTTGTATATTTGAAATCAGCTGGTGTATGTGGTCAATCAGATCGCGTAGAAGTAGTTCAAGGAATGGTTGATGTTATAGATTATAAAACTAATAAAGAGATCAAGAAGGAAAGCTTCCGTAACTGGGAAGGTATCCCCCAAATGATGACTGGACCAGTGGCTCATCTTGAAGATTGTAATTTCAATCACTATGCTTTACAGTTGAGTATCTACATGTATATCATTCTTAAACACAATCCTATTTATAGACCTAACAAATTAGTACTACATCATATTCTATTTGAACAAGATGGTATGGATGATTATGGATATCCAATCCTTAAAAAAGATATTGAAGGTAATGCAGTAGTAAAAAATCTTATACCATATGAATTACCATATCTTAAATCAGAAGTGATCGGGATGATTAACTGGCTTAAAGAAAATCCAATAAAATGAGTGTATTAACTTTAGATATTTTACGTGATTTTATGAAAGACCTTTCTATAGATAAATCATCATCTGATAGACAGTTAATAGTTCAGACAGGTTATGGTGGTATGCAACTATTCAATAATGCAATGAAGAAAGAAGCAGAAGAACAGGCTATTAAAGGTAGAAGATTAGATGCAGAATTTAAGGTTAGTAAGATGAAGGTTGATAATAAAATTACATATGAAGAATGGAGTAACCTAAAGAATATGATTAAATCTCCAGATCTTGAAAACTTAGTTATGGTAGAATCTATTATAGAACATTATACATGAATGGAGATATGAATATACGAGATCTTGAAAAAATATTACTAGAATCTCAAAAACAAAATAAAATGAGAAAACCTAAGATAACTTTTACAACCTTTCCCGGACTATGTGTAGGGATTGGTTTCCCATGGACAGATTATAGTGATATGTATATTACTCTACTGTTTTTTGGTATTCACTTTAAATGGAGAAAGAGATGATCCCAGAAATATTTGATATATTCCAAGGAAAAGTAGTAGTAAACGAGAATGTTTTACTAATCCCTGAACTCAAAGCAGTTCATGATAAATACAAAGATCCTATACCGGCTCTGAGTTTTTTACATTATAGATATGCTCCAAAGGGGCCCTATTGTAATACACCCGAAGCAGATAAAGAGGATATATTAATTCTAGATTTTCCGGGAGAATATACTCTAGAAGATAAAGAGATGATTACAGCAATGGCTAAGATGGCCTCTTTTATGATAAGTCCCACTTATCGTTATTATCTTGATAGTAAGATCCTATTAGAGAAGCTAGGAGCATTTGGGAGAACTACTCCGATTACTTCGGGAAGAGATGGTAATGCTAGTGTATTAAATTCTCAAATAGCTAGAGTAGGTAAAACTATGGCTGAGTTTAAACAACTTGAGAAAATTGCGCAGCAAGAAATTGATGAACATAAATCTAGAGTAAGAGGTGAGAAACGTAAAGCATATGATCAATAGTATGGAAGAATTATACGACTGGTTGTTTCATTACAACCATTATAGCCAATCATGGCATGCCTTCAAAAGAGAACATTTAGTTGAATACTTTAATGGAGATATGACCAACGTTTTAAAAAGCAAGTCTCAGAAAACATTAGAAGGATTGATCACCTATCATAATGGTGATATTAAAAAAATAAATGAAATAGTTGCCTTAAATACATGAACGAGGTTTTCATAAAGGTTCCTACTTGGGAAAATGGAGTATGGACTCATACAGAATTCACTACTAGACAAGACTTCATAGACTTTTTATTACCACTCTTTAAGGAACCCGGTAAATGTGAATTTGATGAAACCATTTATACATTTCAAGAACAAGCTTTAAAATTTAGAGAGGTAGGCTACTTTTGTGCTTTTCCTGAGGGCTCTAAAGATCATAGACTTTATTGGGAAGATCAAAAAGATAAATGTAGGAATGGCGCTATCTTTAAAGCCAACGGTAAAACATGGTATCTTCCAAGAGAGCTTTATATGTGGATAAACTTCTTGAAGATTAATGATAAACTCAAGAAGAAATTGGATTTCCCTCAAATGTGGGATACTCAATATTACATGGCCCTATATGAGTTACTTGCTGAACTTCATTACAAACATTGCGCGATCCTTAAGAAACGTCAGATTGCATCTTCTTACTACCACTGTGCAAAGATGATTAATCTCATATGGTTTGAAGAAACTCCGATCATTAAGATGGGGGCTTCAATTAAAAGTAAGATTAATGGAGAAGGTTCTTGGAAGTTCTTAGATGAGTATAAATCCTTCTTAGACAGTAAGACAGCATGGTACCGTCATATGAGTCCGGGTAAGGTGATGATGTGGCAGCAACAAATTGAAGAGACGATTGATGGCCGGCCACAGATGATTGGTGGTAAAGGTGTTATTCAAGGGTGTACTCTAGAACAAGATCCTACCAATGGTGTCGGTGGTGACTGTAGATTATTCTTCTATGAAGAGGGTGGTATCGCGCCTACTGCAGATAAGACTAAAGAGTATATGTTATCAGCTCTTTCTATGGGAGAAATTGTAACGGGTATATTCATCATTGCAGGATCTGTAGGTGAACTAGATCAGTGTAAACCTCTAGAGCATATGGTTAAGTACCCAGATGTAAATGATATCTATGCTGTAGAAAGTAACTTACTTGATGATAAAGGAACAATTGGTAGGACCGGATTATTCATTCCTGAACAATGGTCTATGCCTCCTTACATTGATAAGTTTGGTAACTCCCTTGTTGAAGAAGCTTTAGAATCTTTAAACCGTAGTAGGGAGCAGATGAAAAAAGATCTAGAGCCGGCTTTATATCAATTAAGAATATCTCAAAGACCACGTAATATTGCAGAAGCTTTTGCCCATAGAAGTGTTTCTTTATTTCCACAACATTTAATTACCGCACAGAAAAGAAGGATTGAAGATAAAGAATATGTTAACGAGTTCCTTGATATTTCAAGAGATGCCGAGGGTAAAATCAAAGTTGTTAAAAGTAATAAGATCCCAATTACAGAATTCCCAATTACTAAAAAAACAGAGGATAAAACAGGTGTACTTGTAGTAAATGAAAGACCTGATGAAAAAGCCGAATGGGGTACTTACTATGGATCAGTCGATCCTGTATCAGAGGGGAAGACCACAACTTCTGAATCTTTGTGTTCAATCTATATTTATAAAAGAGCTATTGAAGTTACTAGAATAGATAAAGCTGGTAAAACAGAAACCTTCATAGAACAAGACAAAATTGTAGCATATTGGTGCGGCCGGTTTGATGATTTGAATATGACTCATGAACGCCTTGAACTTATCATTGAATGGTACAATGCCTGGACAATTATAGAGAATAACATTTCTCTTTTTATCCAGTACATGATAGCCAAGAACAAACAGAAGTACCTTGTTCCTAAAGATCAGATTATGTTTCTAAAAGATCTAGGAGCCAACAGAAATGTATACCAAGATTACGGATGGAAAAATACCGGTGTTTTATTTAAGACCCATTTGCTAAGTTACCTTATTCAATTCTTAATGGAAGAATTAGATCGGGAAACTAAACCTGATGGTACTATAGTAAAAATCAAATATGGTATTGAAAGAATCCCAGATATTATGGCCATGGTTGAGATGGGCGCTTATGAAGAAGGACTCAACGTGGATAGATTAGTAGCTCTTGCGGCTTTAATATCTTTTGCTAAAGTACAAGAATCTAATCGTGGTTACAAGAGGCGCATTGATAATCTTGATGAGAAACATTTGGAAAAGTCAAAAAATTTGTATAAATTACCATATATGCCTTTCTCTAGCATGAACCGTAAAGGCGGTCGAAGTGGGAGAACAGGCTTTAAAAACTTAAGATAGCATGGAAGTATTAAATGCAATGGACCTAAAGTCCGGTAAGAAGGCTAAGGCTAACCGCATGGGGACTATAACCCAGCCAATTCAGTTTTTACCTTTTGAAGATAAAGACGAGGAATGGACTGCATGGAACATGGACTGGTTAGAATGGAATGGGATCAAGCAGATCCGCCGTAATGCTAGGCGTTTAATGAAGAATTATAAACTAGCTAAGGGTCAGATTGATAAGAGTGATTATATCGTAGAACAGGATAATGAGATGAGGGATCTTGTTGATACCCTGATCGAAGAGGACATGAGTGCATTGGAACTTAAGTTCTATCCAATTGTACCAAATATTATTAACGTTCTTGTATCTGAGTTTGCTAAGAGAAATTCTAAAGTAGCATTCAGAGGTGTGGATGAATATTCCTATAACGAGCAACTTGAACAAAAAAGATCTCAAGTTGAAGAGGTTTTACTAGGTCGTGCACAACAAGAGATGATGGCTAAGATGATGGAGGCCAATCAAGATCTTGAAGATCCAGAAGTTCAACAACAAATGCAGGAGCAAATGTCACCTGAGAATCTTAAGACCCTTCCTGAAATACAATCATTCTTTGATAAAGATTATCGTAGTATGTGTGAACAGTGGGCTGTTCATCAACATAAAGTAGACAGTGATCGTTTCTCTATGGATGAATTAGAAGAGCGTGCTTTCCGTGATATGCTTATCACTGATCGTGAGTTCTGGCACTTCCGTATGAGTGAAGATGATTATGATATCGAACTATGGAACCCACTCCTTACCTTTTACCACAAATCCCCTGAGGCAAGATATATCTCCCAAGGAAACTGGGTAGGACGAACTGATATGATGACTATCTCAGATGTAATTGATAAGTATGGTTATTTAATGACCCAGGATCAATTAGAATCTCTTGAGGCTATTTATCCTATACGCGCGGCCGGGTATCCTTTACAGGGATATCAGAATGATGGATCCTACTATGATGCTACCAAGTCTCATGAGTGGAACACTAACATGCCGGGCCTAGCTTACCGTCAATTGACTTCTATGATGACCAATTCACCAAACGGCGGATTTGATTCTATCACTGGTGGTGG